CGGCTACAGCGTTGCCGAAGACATTGAGGTATCTTTTGCACAGTTTGTTGACAAGATGTTTCTATCTGATTCCGATAGCGACCTACACTTTTGGGATGGGACTGCGGTTGAGAGGCAGGGTGGCAAGGTTAGGGCGATCACCGTAACAACTGGTGGCAGCGGTTATACTAGCGCAACTGCAATCATTACTGGTCCCACACTTGGCGGGACGATGCCAGAGTTAATTACGCTGGTGGCTGGTGGGGCTGTTACTGGCGTTACAGTTGTTACTGGTGGTTCTGGCTACGCAACTGCGCCAACCGTTACAATCATTGGGAATGGGTCTGGTGCTATGGCTACGGCAACAGTCAGCCCTCCCCCAGCGGGTATTAGGATTTTGGTGAACGCTGAAAACAGATTGTTTGGCGTTGGCTCTGGTGCAAACAGAAACACGCTTTATGCCTCTGACATCCTTGATCCTTCTGTATGGGCAACAACCAACAGCATCGTTGTCAACGGAGATGACGGCGATCAGATTACGGCGGTTGTGCCTTACTACAAGAATAGGCTGATCGTATTTAAGAAGCGCAGAGTGTTCCAAGTTGATATTCCTAGCGATGCCGCCTCTGGCGCGGACTGGATTGTTTCAATCATTTCAAACAATACTGGATGTGTGGCAACTGGCACTGCGGTTCAAGTAAGCAGCGACATTCTATTCCTATCCGACAACGGTATCAGATCGCTTGTTAGGTCTGTAGCGGATGACTTTAGCTCGGTTGGTATACCAGTTTCAGAGATAGTCAAGGATGTGATTCAGAGCATCAATACGGATTCTATTAGGGTAGCTACCGCGATCTACTACGACAACCGCTACTTCCTTGCCATACCTACTGGATCGAATGATTACAACGACACGCTATTGGTTTACAATACTGCGTTAAGTGCATTCGAGGGGACTTGGAGTCCGCAGGTAATGCAGTTTACGCTAACGAACTTTAACCAAGAAGGTTCTAGGGCGATGTTCAAGAAGACCAATGGCATCATCGAGAAGTACGCTGGCTACAAATCTCCTGCTGGCACTACCGCTGAAGACTATAAGGACGCTGGCACTGAATACGAATCTTATGTGCGCACCAAAGACTTTAATTTTGGCGATCCATTCTCGCTAAAATACGGAAGCTATTTCGAGGTCATCTTTGACAATTCCTTCTCGTCCGATGCTACAATATCTATCCAGCGCGACACTGACGTTGGCGATATTGATGTTGCGTCAAACATTAACATCGCAAGTTCGGTGCTTACCCTTCCATTCACGCTTCCAGCAGTCCTTCCAACAACTGTAAAAAAGAAACTTGCAAGTGACCTGCGCAAATATGAAAAATGGCGTTTACTTAATATTAAGATTCATAGTGCTGCAAATAAGCTCGCCGTTCGCCAAATAACGGCTGCTGCAAATCCAGATACAGTCCAGATCCAGCAAACAATATGACGGCTGTGGAATATATCGAGCAAAGTGGCGTGCCAGAGTCGATGTGGCCTAACCTAGAGGCTTGGTACGGCTGGTTTGAGAAGCAGGGCATGGTCGGGGTGGTTAAGGATGGGGAGGAGATAGCAGGCGTGGCTCTGGCTAGGTGCGTAAAGGACGGCCAAAAGGCTGACCATTATGTGCATAGCGAAGATGGTGAGAATGTCTTTGTCGACTTGACGATCTCCTCAAAGGGTGGTAAATCTCTACGTTGCTTGCTGTTGCTCCTTTGGGAGCGTTTCGGTCCCCGCGAGCGGATCACCTTTAATCGTTCTGGTAAACCAAGGAGTTACGACTATATGACATTTATGCGAAAGGCTAGGGTTTAACACCATGGGTGGATCACCTTCTATTCCCGCACCGCCCCCTCCGCCCGATCCAGCGGCGGTAGCGCAGGCCAATGCAGAGGCATACAAGAAGAATATCGAGACTTATATTGAAAAAGCACCAGAGATGGCACAGCTTGAGAATAAGCTTCGCATCCAATATCTACCTCAACAGCGTGGCCTAGAACGTCAGCTATCAGCCCTAGACCAGCAGGCAGGTGTGCAGGCTGGGATGCAGTTAGAACGGCAGTACGGGCCGCAACGCACCCTAGAATCACTCCGCAGGCAGTACGAGACTAGCCCGCAAGCGTATGCCTTGAATCGCGGATTAGGCGATCAGATGACCCGCCAGTTCGAGCGTCTTTACGGGGCATCTCCGTATAGCTCAGTTGAGCAGAATGTGGCGTTCAACCGCCAGCCAGGACCAGTTGATTTTTACGGCACAATTGGCACGAACATTGGTAGTCCAGAGTTAAAGGCTTAATATGGCAGTTCTATCAAAACAAGAATTTTATAACAAAATTTGGCAACCTAATAGAAGTTTTGTTGAGTACGCACCAAATTGGACGAATCGTAACCCTGTAATTGCCCCATCTTACGATCAATTTGAAAACGATCAAGTCCAAGTAAGCAACAATGGAATTCGGATCACGGGAACAATTACTCCATCTAGGGCTGGAGCAATGAAGCGCGATTTTGATAACGCCTATCAAGACTACAAGGATGCAGCGCGAGACGAAGAACAAAAACAAAGCTTGGCGCAAATTCAAAGCCAAGAGAATACCCGTAACTCTCTTGCATCCCAAATCCAAGCGTTAACTGCTGGTGGCATGGGAATGCAAAATCCTAATGCTGGTCCAGAGTTTAACCAAGCCTTAACTCAGCTTTCCGCTGGCCGTAACTACGGATCGTCTGATCTTGGCACGATGTTAAACTTCCAGGTGTCCGACAAGAACATCATTGATGATTACAACAACTCAAAGCTATCCCGCCTCAACAGCGTGATCGAGCGTGGCAACACTCAGATTGCTGGGATTACCGAAAGGCTCAACACGGCCAACAAGCTTCTTGCCGATCTTCCCGCTGGCGATGCTAGGCGCACTTCTTCAGAGGTATTCATCAAGCAACTCAACGATGACTTGAAAAGCGTAACCAGCGCAGTTACTGACGCGCAGGGTATGCAAAAGAATTTCACACCTATTACGGCAGATAGCCCAGAGGCGTTGAAGGAGATCACATCCTTCCGCACCTTTGCACAGCTACCCGAAGAGCGTGCTTCACAACAGCTTTTCCAGATTGATCCCGATTCTTACCGCACTGCGGTTGGCTTGGGTCAGCAATATCGCCAGATGGCCACTGAGCCAATTGGTGCAACGACCACGCCAGAGACTGAGCAGATTCGTCAGACCATCGAGGACGAGGCTCTGAATCAACTCCGCCTCGGATCGACCATTGGTGCGGAAGAACGGCGTGGATACGAGCAATCTATCCGAGCCGCACAGACTGCCCGTGGCAACGTCTTTGGCCTTGGACCAGCAGTACAAGAAGCCTCACAGATCGGCGCGGCTGGCGAGCAACGCAAGCTTGCGCGTTACGGGGCAGCACAGAGCTTCCTTGGATCTGGCTTGTCGAGTGGTGATGCGCTCAAAGCTGACATAGCGTTCCGTGACGCATTGCGTCAGAATAGGCTTGGAGCAGCCGCTAACTTCATTGGTGGCGGACCTTCTATCTATAATCTTGCAGGACAGCGGACAGCCCAACAGCAGGGTGCGATGCAGAACTACATCCAAGCCAATCAAGCGTTGCCTGGTGGATTTAACCAACAGCCTTCTACGGCTGCTAACTTCTATCAAGCGGTTGACCAACAGATTCCTGTTCAGCTTACTAATGCGTTTAACCAGCTTTATCGCTCGCAGGCTGATTACGGAGCAAGCACCTACGGTGCGCAGGTTGGTGCGATTTCTAGGCAGCAAAGTGGGGCGCAGCAGTTTGCATCTATTGCTGGTGGTATTGGTAGTATTGCTAGCGCAGCTGCACCAGGCGGATTGTTCGGCGGACCAGCATCTAATGCATTCTTTAGGTAATAATTTATGCCAGCAATAACACAAGCAGCGCGTGACTACGATAAAGCAATGCAGCAAATGCAATACGATAAAGTCATGAAGTCTGAGCTTGAACTTCAGAAGCTTCAATTTGATGTAGCGAAAGCACGCGAAGATGCTGATATGTCAACAGCAATTGGAAGATCTTCAAAAGCTGCTGATGTTGCTGCTTTTCTTGAGCAAGAAAAACAAAAGGAATTCGGCATTCCGATTGGCGAACAAATGGCATCGAAGATGGTGGCTCAGGGTGGACCAGGCATACTTGAGGCAACCAAGATGCAGGGCGAGCTTGATGTTGAAGCTAGGGCAAGACAAGCAAGAGTTGATGCAGCAAAGAATTACTTAGCTGGCGAGAACTCTTTGCTTCCTACAGCCGACATAAACTTTGGCGGAGTTAAGCGCACTGTTCTTGCTGAAGAAGTTGGTACTGCTGGAGTAGACGTTTATAGTCGAATTTATAGAACACAAGTTCCGCAAGTTGCGGCAACCTATGAGGCAGAGGGTCAGTCAAGAGATAATGCAATTAAAATGGCAAGTGCTGATGTAAGAAGCAAGCTTACTGGCGCAGTGTCAAGCGGAAAAATTCCACTTATAGCTGCAAATGGTAATCCGCTTTTTATTACTGTACCTCAAGCTATACAATTGCTAGATTCCGATATAACTCCTCAATTTATGAAGAATCAGCTAAAAGATGCTCTTGAGGGTAAAGTTGAGCCACAAGCTGCAAGCTGGATTAAAACAAGACTAGGCAGATAAAATGGCTGAAGCCCAAGAGCTATCATCAGCCAATCGTATTAGGCAACTGGCGGGTATGCCAGTAGAAGCAGAGCCACCGCCAAAACTAGAAGAACCTCCAGCGTGGAGTGAGATTAAGGCTTCAGAAGATTACAAGACTCTTACCTATCCAGAGCAGGTTGACTTAGCCCGCCAATGGGGCGCGGAAACAAAACAGTACGCATCCACGCTTAAAGACTACACGCCAGAGCATGACGCTGAAATTGATGATTTTGTAAACACGCAGGCCGTAGATGTGCCTTCTCAGATCGGCGCAAAGGCAATAGCTGGTTTGGCTGGTTTTGGAAAAGGCGTGGGATCGGTTGGTGGCGGATTGCTTGGTGGAATTGGTGGCGCGGCTGTAGGCGGACCAGTAGGGGCTGTCGCTGGAGGTGTTGCTGGATCAATTGCTGGCGCAGAATTGGCTGATGTTGCGTTAAGAAACTTCCCCTTGGGAAATGTTCCAAGAAAAATAGAGGTATCTAAACAAATTGCTCCAGGTTATGCCACCGCTGGCCAGTACGCGCCAGAGGTTGTGATGGGTACGGTTGGAGCGAGGCAGTTAGTACAAGCTGGCAAAACATTGTTTCAAGAACTAGGCGCGAAACGAGCCGCGCAGGAACTGGGCAAGACTGTAGCCACGGGGGCTGGGATAGGTGCTGGGGTTGGAACGGGCGTGAGGGCAGTTACTGGCGGAGAGGTTACGCCTAGCACAATCGCTACGGATGCCTTATTCGGTGCGGCCTTTGCTGGGCTGGGGAGTGGGTCAAGGATTAAGGGGTATAACCGAGAGCAGGCGTTGTCGTTGAATGAAAGGGTTAAATCTGGTAATGCCACAGAAGCGGAGTTTAGGGATTGGAATGGCATACTGGCCGAAGCACAAAGAACACAGGCAAGGGGCGTAGCTGGAGCAAGGCGCACTGAAGTAGAACTAGGTGGACGCAGGGTATTAGATAAGACTGAACTTACCCCAGGCGAACAGCCGCAAGTAACGCCACAACCTATTACCGAGCTACCCGCGCCT